GCAGCATAAGTGCCGGGTGCTTGACCTAGCGCAAAGTCAATGTCAAAAGGATCGCGTCTGCCACCAGCGTTCTTTCCGATAGAACCGGGCTGTATAGGTTCCGTCGCGTCTATTACGCTTTCAGCTGCGCCGGTAAGAGATCGCCTAAATTCCCTAATGGTCTTGCCTAAGCCACCGAGGTTATCCCCCATTTCCGCAATAGCGTCATCAAAGTCATCGGTAATTTCCTTAATAGATTCTCTAAGCGCAGTGGCAGCGTCAGCAAGGGTATCGGTGTAGTCGGTGTAGTTTTCCGCCAACGCATCTAGCAACTCTTTCTGAGTCTGCTCGTATAGAGCATTAAGTTCGCGTGTGGCTAGACCTTGCTGCTCGTAAAGCTGGTCAGCCAGAGCATTAGCGCCAGTTTCGGATACGCGTTCAATGTCCTTAAATAGCTTTTGGACCTCGCTAATAACTTCTGGATTGCTGGCAAGCAAACCTTCGGCTAGAGCAAGACCGCCTTCTTCGCCGGTAGCGATAACCTGCTCAATGAATGTTTGACTAAAGCCACGCTCTAGTAGCTTGGCGCTGACCACTAGAAGTTTCTGGTTAGCTGCTACTTTGGCGCGCAAGCTGTCCAAGAAAGCTTGCACAGGATCGCCAGCGGTGAATACGCCGGTAAAGGTTTTGCCTAGATCTTCTGCCGACTTTTTAGCGTCTTCAAATGAGCGCTTGCGAGCTTCTTCGGCAGTTCTAAAGTTGTTTAGGAATTCCGAAACTGTGAAACTGGCGACCGACCGGTAAGCATCGCGCAATCTTTGCTTGGATTGTTCGATAATGCCAGTAAGTTTGTCGCCATATTCCTTCTGGATACGCGCTTCGTTAGCTAGGAATTCTTCATTAGCTTCGTTTACGGCTTTGCGATAATCCGCTTGTGCTTTAGTAACGCTGCGAGTAGTAGAGGAAATAAGATCTTGTATCTTTTTGCGCGCGGTTTCTGCCGAGTTATCCGGCTGACCTGCGCCACCACCACCGCCACCGGTGTAGGTAACTTTTTTAGCCTTGCTCCACTTCGTGCCGTCCCAAGTCTGCTCATACCAGACTGCCAACATCTGACCATTTACCTTTTCCCAGATGTACCAAGAGTAAACCTGACCGGGCTTCGGGTTAAGTGGGAAGTCTTTTTTGCTTGGTGGCTCTAGTAGCGATCTACCGCCTTCATCTAGACCCGGTCCAATAGGAGCGTCATACATTCTGCCGATAGCACCGGCAGCATTGCTGGCAGCGTTTGCTACGCCATTTATTTCGCTTGTAATGCCATTAAGTTTTAGGTCGTTAAACCTATTCATTTCCGCGCGAGATTCGCCAGTGGCAGTTTCGGTTTTCTTCTGTGCTGCCTGAATGTTGTTGAAACCGACAACAATCAGACCTAGACCAATAGCAATAGCAGCAGCAATCGCTACATAAGGGTTAGCCCAAGCGGCTGCGTTAAATAGTAGCTGCGCTGCTTGCGCCACTGTCATAGCTACTTTTAAAGACTGGTAAACAACAATGGCACTAGCGATAGCAGCACCCATAGCCAGCACAGCATCTTTGTTCTTGATAGCCCAACCGACAAAGTTGAAGAAAGAGCCTACGCTGTCAATAACAGCTTTTGTTAGGTCATTTACCGTCTTAGTCCCCTGTGGCGAAGCAAGCCACTTAGTAAAGTTCTGGATCGCTGGCAGCACCTTAGTTCTAAAGACTTCGGCTAGGTATTCGGCAATAGGGACTAGCGCTTCACCAATTTCTGGTGTTAGATCTGTAACAGCTTTCGTAAATTCATCGAATACTGGCAGAAGAGCTTCACCGACAGTTTCGTAGACATTCTCAAAAGCCAGCTTCATCTTGTCCGAGGACTTAGCAGTCGCAGCAGCAGTGCCACCAACCTGCTTTTCAATGGCTTGGAGAATTAGGTCTTGCGCTTTTAGAGTCTGTCCAGACTGAACCAGAGTCTTGATGTTTTCTTTTTCCTGCGCGGTAAAGGTCACACCAGATCGCGTAAGTGCCGTTAGACCCTTAATTGGATCTTGTAGCGCCTTACCTAGCTGAGTCGCGTTTGACTCCGCAGAACCGAAGCCAGCAGCAGCCAAGTCCAAAGCAGCCATAGTAGCTCGGTCAAAAGCACCGCCAGCAGTGTCCGCGCTGTCGGCTACCTCTTTGAAGGTTAGAAGCTTTGCTTGCGCTGACTTGATAAGCTCCGCATCAGTTGCCAGAACAATCTCGTTGGACTCGGCAAAGTCAATTAGTCTTTGGCTAACATCTTCCGTCTGCGCGCCAAACAAGCCCATAGAAGTAGCGACTTGCTTTAGCCTGTCGTCTGCCTGACGCACATTTTCGGCAGCTGCGATAGATTTACCCGCGAAGTCGGCTATAACTACGCCAGCGCCCACTACGGCAGCGCTAACAGCAGCAAAAGCGATTCCTACACCTTTGCCGAATTCTTGTAAAGTCTTCTCGGCTTGCCGAATACCCTTTGGGTTAAATTCGGAAACAATGGGGAGCTTAATTGCCATACTTAGTTCCTAAGCTTTGCGGTAATGCGGTCGGCGTAACTTTCTAAAATGAATTTCACATCTGCGGTAAGGTTTGGCAATTCTCTCATAAGCGCGCGGTATAGCATACGAGTTGGCTTTTGAGTTTTTAGTCTGCTGTTTAGCATAGCAATAAGAGCTTGACCCTGTTTGCTTTCGTAACCATTTAGACCGGCTTTGTCCATAATGTCATAGCCGTATTGTCCGTTCTTACCGGTGGCTTCAATACCGATAATTGACCGAGCGTAGCGACTGCTAGAAACATATGCCTTTACAGTGGGTTGAGTCCAAGCAGTACGACCATTGTGAAATACCTGTGCTGGCTTACCAGAGCTAGACCCGGCAGCGCGCAAAAGTGACTCTGAACCTTGAATGTAGGATCTAACGCTAGTTAGATAAGGATTAGTCTTCTTGCGTATTTCTTTGCGCAGCTCACCGAGAGTTCCCTTATCAACTTTCTTTAGCTCGCTAAGTGCTTCGGCTAAGCCTCTGTATTGACCGGGGAAAATTTCAATCATAGAGCTATTGTATCGAACCCTATTTTCTGCTTTCTTTAGCGCGCCAAATAAGATAACGCTCTAGTGTAAAGATCATTCGGTCAGACTCTTGTAGCAACAAGTGCGGAGCTATACCGGTTTCTATCGCAAGCGCAGCGATCTTCCAGTGTGCCGAGCTATCGCCCAGCCCTTTTATTTTGGGTCAGTGTCGCCACCAGCGATACTTTCCACAGTTTCGAGCCAAGGTTCGAAGTCGTGGGAAGTCTGCTTGTTGCGCTTCTCGCTGTGCCAAGCTAGGTAGTAGAGGTGAGTTAGGCGAGGATCGCTGGCAAGCGAACCAATGCTGACATTGAATTTGTTTTCAAACGCGACCATATCGGCAGCGCCAGCAATAACTTCCTTGCTGACGCCACCGACATACTCAACTGTGAGGGCTACTCTCATTTGTAGGTTTCTCCTTGTAGGTTGTTGTGTTTATTTTAGAGCGCGGTTCCAGCAGCGGTAGACCCGGTTACGGTCACCGCACCAGTGGTCGGGAAAGTCACCGAGAAGGTGCTTAGATCGCCCACTGCGCCAGAAATTGGGGTAAAGGAAGTAACCAAAACCTGTGCGGTGTATAGCGGAGTGCTTGCGGTAGCAGCAGTTCCGTTCGCAGCGATAATGGTCACAGTTCCGATAGTGCCTAGCAAGCTGTTGAAGGTGTTAGAAACACCACCAACGCCGAAGTCACTGTGGAAGTCTAGGGAAACTGAACCGGACTTTAGTCCGCCGGTCAGCTCAGTCCAGCCAGCAGAACCGAAGTCGGTAACCTCTACCTCGGCGCTGTTTACGACTAGCTCGGCACGCGCGATGTTGCTCGAAATGTCAGTGCCATTTAGAGTCACCTTAGTACCGGTGGCTACAAATTTTGCCATTGTGTTCTCCTTATGCGTAAACGGCAACCAAGAAGTCTGCCGCTAAGTAAAGTTGGTCATTTATTGTTACTATCCCAATGTTTGGCATTGACTCTAGGTAGGTATCTAGCACCACGCCACTCATTGTTCTGTTTGATTCTACACCAGCTTTTACCGATGACGAACCGGACGGCTGCGTGTATAGATCTAGGTAACGCTGGGCTTGTCTTTCCGCTGCCCTGCCGACAATGACCTGAACCGCGAAATTGTATTTAGCGCTACCGCCGAAGTCTTGGTTGTAGTCAATGCTATTTAGCACCACAACTGCGCTCGGTGGCTGTGGGTTATCCGGCACTTCCTCGTAAACGCGCAAGCCACTAATAGTTCGTAAATTAGTAGCAAGCCCGGTGCGGATCTGCGAGAGCGTAGCCATTAGGCAATCCTCATTCTGCGGAATGGCGCGAGGATCGCTGCCACATCTGGGTCAATACGGCTAACGCGCACAACGCCAATTTCGCCGTAACCGGCAACACCAAGCGGAGAGTCGTAGCGCTTGAATTGTCTTTGCGCTAGAAGAATGGTGGCTTGCTTAATAGCGGTCGGCACAGCTGCCCAGCCGAAAGTTCCTGTAACCTGCACAGTCGCTTCGCCAGCGTTCACGCTATTGGTGTTCCAAAGAGGAAAAGTAAAGTTGCCAATCGCGCGGATCTGCGTAGCCGGGCTAACCAAACCGCCAGCAATCCCATTGAGAGGTTCTAACTGATAGTCGGTCGCAGTCCAAGTAATGTCGAAGCCTGTGCCGGCGCTAGAGGTCTTTAGCGTAGTTAAGCTCACTAGATCGTCAATTTCGGTCACAAAGCTGTCAGTTGGCTTGTAGACGCGAGTAGCGTTGGCAGTCTGGTAGAAAACACGCTCACAATAGCCGTCAATCTGTCTAGAAGCTGCCTCAATAGAGGTTTCAAGCATCGCATCGTCCACAGTGTCAGCGGTCGGAATGCGCATAGCTGACTTTAGGACTGCGAGAGTCGTGTATCCGTTAGTAATTGCCATACTCGTAGTTTACCGCACCACTAGATAAGCTTTTTAGTCCAAGTTTCTGGAGTCTTCTCGTTTACAATCTCGACCGGCAAGTGGTAAACAAAAGGTCTAGTTCCGTTAGTCCTAATCCAGTCCACCAGTTCCTCTAGCCCTTGGCGCAGGGTTGTCTTGGTTTCGTATCCGAGAAGTCGGCGTGCCTTGTTGCTAGAGCAAAGCGCAATAGGGACTTCCTGTGGTCGCCCGGTCTTGTAAATAGGATCTAGGTCGAAGCCAATAATGTCGGCTAGTTCCTGCGCCAAGTAGTTGATAGTGACCTTTTCCTCGTCAGGTCCAATGTTGATAACCTGACCTACGGCTTCTGGGGACTCAAAAGCCACCATTAGAGGGTCAATAACATCTTGCACAAAGCTGAAGCAACGCTTCTGCTCACCGGTGCCGTAGATAATCGGTTGCTGTCCCTGCAACATTCGGTTGGTCATAATCGAAGCCACATTACGGAATGGGTCGTCATACTTCTGGCGCGCGCCGATGATGTTGTGTGGCACAAGGATTACCCACTCTAGCCCGTGAGTTTCACAGATGTTGCGTAGCAAGCTTTCAGCAGCGAGTTTGGCGATGCCGTAAGGATCTTGTGGGCGCGCTTCGTCAGTTTCGTCAAACAACTTTCCGCCGTGATCGCCGTAGCGTGCCATTGAGGACATCTGAATAAACTTCTTAGCACCACCGCGCACCGCAGCCGTCACAGCGTTTACAGTAGCCATAACCGTATTGTCTACAACCAAGCTAGGACTAAACACCGACAAGCCTTCGTAAGCGGTGCAAGCAGCGTGGATAACTAGGTCAGCGCCGTCAAACACCGGCTGGATTGCCTCTAGGTCTTTTAGATCGCGCTCGTAAAACTGAATGCCGTCAGGAATGTTGGCATACTCTCCACCGATAAGGTTGTCAATGCCTCTAACCTTCCAGCCCTTAGCTAGAAACGCGTCAGCAATGTGCGAGCCTAGAAACCCGGCTACGCCAGTGATAATTACAGTACCCAATAGTTGTTCCTTCTTCTGTCTAGTGACCAGTCCCAAGTGCCTTCCAGCTTAGTATCAAAATAGTGCTGGTTGTTGCTAAAAGTGCGACCATTCGCTTGCGCGAGTTTCGGATCGCTGTTGATAGTAGAGCTGTTGTCGTGGTTTACCGGTATGTCTAAATAGACCAGCGGTATGTTCTGCTGCTCTGCGCGCTTCATATAGTCGTTGTCTTCAAAATAAATTGGATACAGGTTCTCGTCAAAAAGTCCAACCTTGCGCACCGCTTCCTCGCCAATTGCGAAGGTCTGCCAATGTGGAAAGCTGCCAGTCAAAGTAATTGCGCCGGGTTCGGCTTGCGCCAACTTTTCTAGCGCGCCGGGCAAGTAGGTAGTGTCGGCAGAGCTAAAAAACCAGACGCGCTCAAAAGGGTAGCTTTTAATACCCAAGTTCCAGCTACCGGCGACACCTTGATTAGTAGGCATACTTAGGATACGCAGCGACTCTACGCAATCTGGCAACTTTAGGTTTACTAGCTGATCGCCGTTGTCAATTACTAGCAATTCTTCTATTGGGTAGTCAATAGAGCTAATCATTCGCTGTAAAAGGTCATACCGGTTTAGCACCGGCACAATTAGCTTCACTGCTCAATCTTCCGCAGAATAGGTAGCCAGTGGTTCTGCCATACGGCTTCAATGTCAAAGTCGGCAGCGAAGTCAATAGCTGCTTGGCTTCTGCCCTTGCCCTTGTCGTAGGCTTCCTCTAGCGCCTTTACTATCGAAGGAATGCTAGGGATCTGCCACCAAGCCTTCTGCGCAGCGTCCCAGCTAGGTTGTCCGTCTACTAGCCAACTATCTTCCGATACTAGATCTGCGGTAGCTGCCCAATTAGAACCGATTACGCGCGTGCCACAGGCTTGCGCTTCCATAGTCGGAACACCAAAGCCCTCTCCGTAGCTAGGCGCGAGCAATACATCTATTCCGGTATAGATCGCAGCCATATGGTCTTGCGGTAGACCGAAACGGTAATCCATCGGGTTCGGGAACATAACATCATTAGGAGTTAGCCCAACTGCCGTAATAAGCTCAATCAAGTTCCAACCGGCAGCCAAGCCAAACGGCTCAGTGTGAATGTAAAGCATCGCGTCTGGGTGCTTTTTCTTAAAGATCGCGTAAGCCATTAGGTTCTCGCTAAAAGCTTTGCGGTGAATTAGTCCACTGGCTTTGTTAGCTGCCACCATACCGACAACAAACTTGTCTTTGCTGCCGAGGTAGTCTTCCGGGGTCATTCCGTTAGCGATAGTAAAGGTTGGTTTATAGATCTTGGTGTCAATGGCGTGTGGCGCGTAATCGCATTCAATTCCGGCTTCTTGCAGCATACGCACGCCGTTAGGTGCCATAGCTATCGGCATAACATTTGGCTTGACTAACCATTCTTTGACCTTCGGTGGCAAAGTGATGTGGTCTAGCGGAGTCCAGCTGGCGATAGTTTCGATGTCGTCATACTGCTTGCTAGTCATAACCCAGACATCGTAGAGCGTAATCATCGCGCTCTTTTTGCCGGGGAAACTGCCAGCGAAGATCTTGTGGTCACTTGGCGCGACATCATTAGAGTAAGGGTCAAAACCTCTAGGGAAATGCTTGACCTTGCCGTATGGCGTGTTTATTTCGCCAACCGAAGCTTCCTGCCCGTAGTTAGATAGCATCGCTACTTCGGCTTTGTGCTTCTTTAGGTTGTCAATAAGGTGCTTGACCTGCTGCCCGTATCCGGTCGGCGCTCCGTAGGAGTTTGACCAGATCGAATAGACGCCGTTCAGTTTTTCAATTTTTGTAGGTTTCATAGCTAACACCTTAGCAAAAGCAAACTCCCCCTGCCAACCTACAAGCAGGGGGAGTCTGGTCTGTTATCAGAGGTTAGCTTGCAGCGCCTCTGAAGAACTTAACGTGACCGCTGTGGGTCAGGTTTCCGTCTACGCGCATAAGCACGCGGAAGGTAGTTACATCGGTGTTGAAGGCGTAGTCTGCCGACTGCGCAATCTGGAGTCCACCAGCCATACGAACCTTGTAAGAAGGTAGGTGACCGAAGATAACCGACTTAGCGTTGGTAGCGGTAGCTGCCATAGCTGGGTTCTCGAAGATCGGGAAGCCAGCGAAGGAGTCAGGCTGACCGACACCAACTTGGTAGAGGTAGTTACCTGCTCCGTCCTTAAGCTTGCGCATAGCACCAACCGAAGCGGTGTTAGCCATAAAGCCAACGCCCGGCAGTCTGCGAGCAGCGCCGTCTAGGGAGTACGCAAGGTCGATTAGGTTGTCAGCGGTAAACGCACCGGCAACACCAGTGCCACCAGTGATACCAGAACCAGCTGCGGTAACAATACCGGTTGGCTGAACAGTACCAGTTCCGAGAGTTAGACCCTCGTTCACTGCGTAACCAATGGCGTTACCAGCCTGCTCGGCAAGTAGCGAGGAGATGTCGAAGCCAGCGTCGTTTAGCAACTCGTTAGCAACCGGGATTAGGAAGGAGTACTTCCAAGCGCCCAAGGTGATAGAGCTGAATACAGGCTCGGACTCCGAGATCGCGGTTCCAGCACCCTTGATAGTTGCGGTGCTGTAAGCGGTCAGGGTAGGAATGGTTAGCTGCTCACCGGTGCTGGTGGAGATAACCTGCGAGGTGTCTAGCATTGGACCAACTAGGCGAGCAACAGAGAATACCTCGTCAAAGAAAGACTTTGGAACAGTGTTGTCGCTAGATACTAGGGTGCGCTTCTCAAACTCGTAAGAGCGAACCTCGCCACGAGCGATAGAGCGAATGATGTCAGAGTCAGAGCGTGACTCGGTGACCGGGACAAAGTCGCGAGCTGCGTCAGCTGCGGAAGCTAGTCGTGCCTCGGCACGCTCAGCAACGCGCACAGCTTCCTCTGCGCTGCGAATGTCGTCTTCGATACGGGTAATTTTTGCGATCTCCTCGCCCAACAGACCGCGCTTCTCTGCGTCAGCGCCGTTGGTAACTTCGCGGATCTGCTCCACCAAGTTAGCGATGAGTTCCTTCTGTGCCTTTACAAAGGACATTTAGACTCCTAATAGTTGTGATTATGGAATGCCGCGCTGACGCGTGCTGTCACTGGCAGAGCTAACTCACTTCCAGCCACCAGAAGTCTAACAGACACTTTGCCGACTAAAAGGTGCAGCCCTCGCTGGGGGAAGCGAGGGCTGCTATTTAGTTATGCGTCAAACAAGTTCTTCGGTGTCTTCTAGCTCCTCTTGCAGCCTAATCCAAGCCAGTGTGTAGCACTCGCGATAGAAAAGGTAAATGTCAATCTTCATAAGATTTACAATGCTTGTGTTGCTACCAGCGCCTATTTCTTGCCACTGGTCACGGCAGTCCGAGTCAAGATCTGTCCACTCCGAAATAATCTCGTGGTTATAGACAGGTACTTCCGAATCTGCCCATTCGCTTAGAAGGTCGTCTGGATAAGCGCTCTCTAGTAGTTGTTCCTTCTCGTCTGCGACTTGTTTATAGATTTGGTCGTAGGTAGTTAGTGGCATTAGTTTGCCTTCTTTACATAAGCGCGGTTCTTTAGCCAAGCCAGCGCGTTAGCAGTTTGTGACCACAGCTCCTCAATAATCAAGTTGCCGTCTTCGTCAAAGTCAAAGTCGTAAACCTCTAGCGCAGCGCCAGTTTCTGCGTAAGTAGCAGAGTCGTATACGCCTAAACCGAAGTCTGATGTAATAAGCGCGTAATAGGTGTCTTTTAGGTCAATCCAGACTCCCATAACGCCACCGCCGAGCATTTCTAGTCGTGCGTTAGTAAAGCCAGCTTCATAGCACTCTCTCAGCATTTCCTTAGAGTCCTGATCTAGTGCGTTTAGTTCATTTTCCGTTAGCATTTTTTGTCCTTTCGTGCTTGTATTCAGTATAGCTAACTTTTAGCCACTAATAGCAACTTTTAGTAAAAATAAATAAAAAACTTTTTCATAAACCAAACAATAACTACCGCTTATTGAAAGATCTGGGTAAAAGAAAACCCACCGAGCCGAAAGGGTAACTCGGTGGGAGCGCGCTGTTTTCTTATCGAATTTCTGCGATCTCGGTTACGCGCTTTTCTCTTGTTGCCTCATTAGTAGCTGCGACAGCGCTGTCGCAGCTCACATCATCAAGGCTAACAATCTTGTCTGCTAGTAGCCCAGCGTTATCGGCAATCCAACCTGATTCTGGTCGCCCGGCTGCGTCTAGGATCGCTGCGGTAATCTGCTCTTTAGTTGCCATTAGTTGCGCTCCAAGAGGTATAGCTTCTTTTTGATTAGCTCTAGCACGCTAACATCGCCCATATCTGGTTCTGGTGCTGCGTTGGTTTCCGGTGCGTCAGCAATAATTTCGCTAACAGTAGGTTCTTCTTCTTCCATTTCTTCTTCTTCCGCTAGTGCGTCAATAACCTTACGCAAAATGTTGGCAGCTTCGGTAGGCAACTTGCCACCAGCTTCCATAAGGACAATGGCGTCTGCCAGATCGTCAGCGTCTACATAAGCACGCTGCGCAACCATTTCTAGACCGCGCACCTGCGCCGTGCCGTTAGTGCTTGGGTAAGCAGGGAAAGCAACCCCGGTGCTGACTTCGATTAGGCGAACCGACTTTAGAGTGCGCTCAGTTCCTTCTGCGTTCCAAGAGTCACCGCCGGCTGGCACAGAGAAACCGAAGCTAAAGCCAGTAACATCACCACGCTGGATAGAAACCTTAGCATCGCGACCGTAGCTGGTGTCTGGTAGCAACGCATCTACCCATAGACCTTCTTCGCGCTCCTCTAGCTTTAGAGTCTTGGCACGAGTAGAACCCAGAACCTTTGAGCTGTCGTGGTTCCAAAGTAGCTTGATGTCGTTGCGTGAGTCTAGCGATCTCTTGAAAGCTCCACGCTTGATAATCTCGCGGAATGGTAGAGGCTCTGACCACTCACCGAAACGCGCAGCGTATCCGGTTAGGCGCATACCTTCGGCTTCTTCTCTGACTTCAAAGTCGTTCTGCCAGATTCTAGTTTCGATTTTTGACAATGCTTGACCTCTCGCTCTGCCGGCATTTTCTTCTTCTAGTCTAGTCACTATGCTGTCGGCATAGTCCAGCGCGCGTTGCGCAGCCCTTTTGCTTGGTCCAGAACCCCAAAGCAAGTGAGCTACTACGCCAGCGCTCGGATAATTCTCCGAACCCGGTTGCGCGTCTGGGGCGTCTAGATCTACTAGGTGTCGCGCGATCCAAGCGCGTATGCGAACCCACTTATCAGCGGTAACTGTGCCATTAGCCATAGCACGCGCCTCGCGAATAGTTCTAGGGACTAAGCCGTCACCACCTTTACCTTCTTCGTAGTAGCGCAAGCCCTGTCTAGCTGCTGCGCGCATATAGGCAGGTGGCGTTAGATCTATCTCGCGTATCTCGCTGCGGTATTCTCCGGTGTATTCGCCAGCTGGTTCGATGTTTTCCGCTAGGGATACTGCCACCATTTGCGCAATCGCGTTGTCTTTAGTGGTATGGCACGCAAGAAGTGTGCCGTCTTCCTTTACGACCGACCATT